TTGAATAAATTAAATGGCTGGATCACAGCTACTGCCGTAAATGGCGATGAAATTCGTGTGAAAATTGTACCACTTGAACGTCAGCAACGTAATCCCTCTGGTATGAGTTGGGTTGAAGTTGGTAAAAAAATTGAATTGGAAACAGGTGAGAATCGTCAATTTAATTTTGACGGAAGATCTTTTTACTTAGGACTTAATCAATTGTATCGTGTTGCTATTTAACTGAAAACTTCAGTAAAAATAGTTTCTATTTTGAAATTTTAGTTTTTAAAGGCTCATTTAGTAATGGGCCTTTTATACATCTGGAGTAATCATTATTCTTACTCGGTCTGAATTGTTGACATAAATACTAAATTTTTTCATTCATTTCTAAATTATAAAGTTCTGTAATTTTAAATACTTCAATTGGCTTTGAATAAACTGTCATAATTGCTAAAATGCATTTCGTTTTTTATTACAGTTTTGCAGGAATTTTGCTATTTTTTGCTTTATTTTAAACAAACTGTTTTAAAACAATATTTTATAAGTGGAAATTTTAAATGTTCGATATTTATTTAACAGGTAATATAAAAATAAATAAGTAACTGATTTTTATAACAATAATTCAATATTATTGATGCAATAATGCGGTAAAAATGGTGCATCTGGTAGTTATGTAAAACAATAACTTAGCATATAGTTTTAATAGGTGATTTACTGTCAGAAGGGTCAAAATCCACTCCCAAAGGAGCGGATGTAATCATTTATCTTTAAATGGTAAATCAATTCCAATATCCGCATCATTCCAAATAATTTCATGTCCAGAAGCATACATTTCCGTCATTTTTTCAGTTGAATGGCCAGCTAAAGTTTGTGCTGATTTACCTGCTTTTTTATGCAGATGAATGGATAAAGCTCGAATCTCATGGAAGCTTGGTAACTGACGTCCAGATAATTCAGGATACGCGCCAGATTGTTTGATGGCGTTTAAGAATTCACGCGATACATACTGTGCCTCAAGCTGTGTCCAATGCTCCTTAGCTTGGCCTTTGTTCTTAGTTTTACCCTTGGGTACACGATGAATAATAAATGGGCTGATCACATTATCTTTGCAGCGATCTAATACTTTCTGTAATTCATTATTAACCTTAATACGTACATATCCAGCACCTTCCAATAATTCAAATTCATCTTCAGGATCATCTGTAGTTTTTTCTTGAGCGACATGTAGATAATCGTCACGAATATCAGACCATTTCATTTGAATAATGTCGATTCGTCTCTGAGTTGTGAGCATTGCTAAATCAATTGCATTTTGTAACCATTGCGGTGATGCACCACGGATCATTGCCAAACCTTCAAGCGTATGACGTTTACGCTGTTTAACCCTGAAACGCTTAATTGTTTGTGCTGCAGGATTTTCAGTAACCAAGCCCTTACTTATTGCTAAGTCAAAAATTTGAACTAATAAGCTTCGTGTTTCAATGCTTGTTGAAGCTGGCAAGCCTTCAAGCAACTTATTAGTCATAAATAGGGTGATTGCTGATAAAGATTTATCATCCCACTCAGCACAGCGGCTTAAACTATGGGTATAAGTTCGAATAGAATTTGGAGCAAGCTGGCGACCATCTTTTCGGCGTTTTTCAGACAAAAACTTTTTCGAGAACTCACCGAAAGTCACTTCGCCCATGACAACAGACACCAGATCCGTAGTTGGAATAAGGATGTCATTAAGTTTCCGTGCTGCAGCAATTGCTTTCGCCTTGTCGGCACCCATGCTATGCCATACACCTGTAAGAGGATGTCTGTATTTCCAAGTATTTACACCATTTCGATACAAATTTGATGGTAAGTCTTTGTTTCTCTTAACGCGAGGTCGTGACATTGTTCAACTTCCTAAAACTTTATCAACGAGATCATCGCCAGTTTGTTTCTGGTAAATATCCCACTTGATGTACCATAAATTGCCTTTTTGTTCGGCTGGTAATTTTCCTAACTTGCATTGACGCACAATTGTTTGGCGGGCAGGGTGTGAGCCCTGATCACCATACACACGTCTGGTAAATTCAGAGATTTTAATTAGACAAGCCATTTAAGACACCTCCTTCAAACTTTGCACTAATGGATCTTCAAGTTCAGCCTTAAGTTTCTTTAACTGTTCAAGGTTGTAGCTGTATTCGCCAGATTTGGTTTTAATCTCAATAGAGACCCCAGACTCATCCAGTGCGAAGGGACCTAAATCTCCACCGAATGAATCAAAAGTTTCCTGAAGCTCTGATATTAAAACTTCGATTTGCTCAAGGCCAAAATTTAATGGATTTTCTATTTTCTCAATCATGACTTTTCACCTGCTCAAGACGAAGGCCTGCATTAATTTCTGCTTCAGTAGCAGGATCTTTAAGCTGAATAGTGACAGGGCCGTTCCGAAAATCTTTAGAAACCAACTGACCATCTAGCTGAGTGCGTTCTTTTGCTGTGAGATTTTTCCATTTAGCAATACGCCAATCACCCTTTAGAATACCAATTGGCATATCCATGCACATTGAGCCACAACTATAGCCATGGTCTTTTAGCCAGACTCTAGCTAAATCAACTGCAACAAAGTCACCAGACTGATCAAATGTAAGTTCACTCATGACTTTGCTCCTGTGCCTCTGTTAAATCTTTATATTCCGATGCGGTTAATTCACGGTATGCGAGAGCAATATCCATTGTTGAATCAATGTAATAAACATTGCCTTTTTTCATGTATGAAAGGCTTGGTCTGCACTCCTCATCGCCAAACAAGACCGCCTTTAAGTTGTTGTAGCTCACGCCAGTAAGACCGCTCATAAATTCGGAATAGAATTTCTTATTACTTTTCCGCGGGCGTAACTCATATCCAGTTTTATATTTTTCAATAGATACCTTGAATTCTCTTTCGGTGTTCAGATGAAGTGGATAAGCTTCAAACCACAAATAACTAAATTCAAGACCATGATCTAATGAGTTAAAAACATATGGCTTATCAGCAACATATTTTTTCTGCAAAGCATGTAGTTTTTCATCAAAGTCATGAATTGGTTTCATGGCTGCATCGATTTTAGCCACAGATTCTGCATCTGTTATTTCAAAATACATCTGCATTATTTTTGCTCCTGTGCTTCGATCATTGCTTGCTTGAGAATGGCGTCATAAACATCACCAGCTATTCCGCCACATACGTTGGCAGTAGTCGCAATTATCTCAGCCATATCGTCAGAGCAGTCTTTAAGCATCAAAACAAAACCTTCAGGCACCGCTTGTTTTTCTTTCCGACCAGCCTGAAATGCCTTGTTCATTTCATGCTTGATATAAGTTGCATCATCTTTTCCACATAATGCTTCTTCATATAGACCGGTCTTTTCGTGTCTCTTTTTAAACCACTCATCAAAAGCCATCACAGGGGATTTCAGCACCGCTTGGGCTTTGGCGGTGCGTTTTACACGTAACCACATCGCCCAACCAGTATTTAAAGACTCATAAGCAACCTTACGATCTTCTTCATCTGTGTTATTGACGCTTTCAGTTTTGATTTCATAATCGCCAGTATTTTCATTGAAGTGGAAAAATGGCAGAAGGTGAGAGTGAATAAATTCAGCTTCAAATAGCGGTTTTTCCAAAGCCCATCGAGCTTGTTTTTCTTTAATATCCATCACACCACCTTCAACATAATTGCCTGAGCTCGAAGGCGAAGTACAAAGTCTTTGCCATTCTTCAGCCATAATTTAAGAAACAGCTCATAACGCTTTTGCGCTGCTTCGTTCATTTTTCCAAGTTTGTCAATTTTCAAACCGGGCTTATTTGCTTTTGTAAAAGTTGCCTCACCAATGATTTTTTTGATTACGCATTGATAGCCATCGCTTGCAATAAACATGGTGAAGGCAGGAATCAATTGTTCTGGACAGATCATGAAACCACCTCACCAGATTGATTCTCTAATTCAAATTTTCGCTTTTTAATGGCATCCATTAGCTTGGGCTGAATGTCTACGTGACGACTGGCCACATCAATTTCTAAGACATCCAATGCTGTTAAATCCTCAGCAGATTGAATTTGAGACAACAGCGAAGGTGGTTCTTTAATCTCAATTGCGTCTGGTGCTAACTCATTAAGACGCTTGTGAATCGCATCAAGTAGGGGTTTGCGCTGTTCTTCTGACCACTTCTTTGTGTACCGAGTATGGGCATTTACTTCTGCAGGTGTTTTTGCATTTGACACACCATCAAGCAATTGATTCAAATGGTTTTTGTATTCATCGTCTAATGCTTTTTTTGTTGATTCTTCTTGAACCTCAAAATCAGTAAGACTATCTTCAACCACAGCAATCGGGCCCTGCGAGATGATTTCTATATTCGACTGACTTGTGGATGTCTTTTCCTCATCATCCCAAGGTAAATCAACCTCATTTTTAAATGGACTATTTACCAGCCCAAGACTCACAGCAACCAATGCTCTGGCATGAGTGATGGCATTCTCTTCATACAAATGAACTAAACCGCGCTCCAATAAAGTCAGATCAGAATCTGAATTTCTCCACTTAAACGCCTTGCTTAACTCAGTTGTTAATAGTGAAGGGCAAAAGCATTGCACGCCTTTCGCTGGAGTGTCTTTCACAGCCTCTGGAACCTGCATTGCACCTATCATCATGTAAATTACAGCGATACGAAATTCATGATCCTGATCAATAAAGACAGTTGCAGAGAAGTTGCGGATATCATCAAAATCTAAATCAGATCCAACATGGCGACATTCAATTTTTTGACCTGCTGACATTGCTGTAAATGCTTCGGTACCATTTAAAATATTCATGCTGTTTTCCCCGCTCTTTTTCCTGTAATAATTTCATCGGGTGTAGCATGGCGTATCATAATTATGCCGCATGCATTGATACCACCCATAAAGGCAACTGGATATCGCAAGTGATCCTTATCCATCATGAGGCTAATAGTAAGAACCTCATCTGTTCGATGTAAGGGGATGTATACAACCTTGTCACCAGCTTTAAAATTGGTTTGATTGGCTTTATAGGCTATGTGGTGCTTCTTAATAAGTGCCTGCATTTGCTTATAAGCCACAGCAGCTTCATTCCCATTGGGGCTTTTAGATAAAGCCTCACAATGCTTAATTTTTCTTAAAATTGAATCGCTCATACCGACACTTCCTGCTTGCCAAGTTCATCAATGTCTTGTTTCACTGCTTGAATGTTGGATAAATCAATTTGCATAAGTGAATCAATTCCCAAATGCTCACACACGGTTTTCACATCTAAACCACGCTCAGATATAAACGCCTGAAGGTCATCGCGCTGAGTTTCATTAATGCCATTGAACTCAGGTGGACTAATCCACGCATCACGCTCTTTATCGAAATTGCATTTCAAAACCTTAGAGCGGACTAACATGGCTTGGCGCATGTTTTGGTAATACATGTGCTCTTTATCCAATTTCAAGGTTTCTGTCAGCTGGTTAAGATCACCAGCATGCAGTGCTTCTTCACAGCTCTGTTTCCAGTTTTCAAAATCCTCAAGAGCCTTATTTGATGCAACCTGAGCGGGTGTTAAGGTATTGATATGGGCCTTTGCTTCAGCGATAAGATCAGCCAAGAATGTAGGATTGGTCTTTAGATCTGGCAACCATACCTCACCAGTTTCACCACCCAATCCACCTGAATTTTTAGCATGGTGGGTAGGTGATGGTTTGAAGTTGATAACGCGGGCATTCTTACCTTCGCCCGTCGTTACCGTTGTTAAGTAGCCCATGATGTCAGCAATGCGGTATAGCTCATTTCTGTTTTTACCACCTAGCTCTGGGCGGTAAATGACCTGATCACCATTTTGATCTTCAGAAGCATGGGCGATAAAAACAACATCTTTACCAAAACTCAGTAGGGTATTGATGTATTGCTTAAACTTCATGTTTGCCAAGCCTTGAGCTTTAAGTTTTAAGGCACCATCCTGTTGACGGTTATTTGCAGTTTTAAGCAAGTGAGTTTTAATAGACTCCAACATAGCGCCAACGGTATCGATCACCACTGTGTTGTATGGAGCAAGATCTTGCTCTTTGATATTTTCAATATCTGACCACTGTTGTACTGGAACCACAGCCCCGCGACGAAGTTCACCAGTACGGTGAGCACCACGGTCAAAGTCGAAAGAAATAGCCTTGTCTGCAGTAAAGCCCAAAGATGTTTTACCCACACCCGGATCTGCATAGATGTATGTGATGATTGCACTGACGTTTAATGCTTGGTCAGCTGGAATAATTGCTAAAGCCATGATATTTCCCCTAATTTAGTTAAACGTTCTGCCGAAAGCATCGGTGTTATGTTGCTTAGCGCGGTACTCACGGCATTCTTGCTTTGAGTGCCAACGATTAAAGCTATGATGTTGAGTAACTCGGGCGAGCCTGCGCTGAGGATTCACAACACCTTTAACCACTTTTTGAAATTCAGGATCATTCACAACATCGGCTGGAGCGTATTGCTTCATACCGTTTTTGATTTCCTGAACACTTAACCAGGAGAAAATAGGGGCGTTGGCTTCACGAACGTATTCATCAAAGTTTTTGGTGAAGTCAGAAGAAATACTAATGACGTACTCAGTACCATTCACGGCAACGACATAGCTGTTACGTGATTTACTGACCAAACTAGCAATCAGTTTTTCCTTTTTTGGCTCAGGCTGAGCCTTTTGGTTTAAGCCAAGGACTTCATTCACGTTGCGACGAATCCACCATTTGTTTTTAGGCAAGCCAGCTTCTTCAAGGCGATTAAGGGCACCAGTTGCATCAACAATGAAAATCACATTGTCTTTCACGCAGTAGATGGTTTTACCCATGCGAATGCGGTGATAGCCATCAGCATCAAGACCTAAGTCTTCACGGAATTCGGTGTCATACACGATAGGTTTTTTCATTAGCGTGCTCCCACATTTGAAGTTGAGAATTGCAACTGGTGTTTAACAGCCTGCGCATGCTGACGATCTACTTCATCTGAACAACTGCGAATGGTTAAAATAGGTGAGGCGATTGTGATAATCACAAGACCAATTGCCGCCAACTCTTTAAATACTGCTTTAGCTTTCGCGCCAAAAGGAGTACGCATTTCTGCTTTGGTCGGGTGCTGGTAAAGCACAGGCTTTGTATTGCTTTCGTTTTTTACGAAAGTCGGTGTATTGCTATGTGATGCGGTTTTATTCATAATTACCTCGTTGTGTTCAATTAGCCCCGTCGCCTGCAAGTGTTGGGGCTTTTTGTTGTTTACGAGATAAATATTAGCATACTAATATTAGTAGTCAATAAGTTTGCTAATATATTTATTAGTATTTTTATAAATTTAATTTTTCTATGTTTTAATAGGCAAAAGAAAACCCACACAGGGTGGGTTGGATAGGTGCTTATGAAACTAGAATCAATTTTTTATAATTCTGAAAAATAATTGTTATAATTCACCGAGTTTTATGCACATTTGTGTTTCTTTTAACTTAACTGTAAATAATTTTTATATGAATCTTAAATTTTTTGGTGCTGTTGCACTACTGTTGGGACTTATCAATCCTTTGAATGCCATGCCTTTTGATCCATTAATTGGTACTTGGAAAGTTATTGATGATCGTACAGGTTATTACGTTTCTGAAATTGTAATTCGCAAGAACTCTAAAACCCAACAATATAGTGCTGTGGTTACTAAAAACCGACAAGCACCTGGTGTGGAAAATCCTGATGCATGTGGTAAATGCCAAGGTGTATTAAAGGATCAGCCAATTTTTGGTATGGAAGTACTAAAGGGCATGGTAGCAAATAACAGTAATACTCAATTTAAGAAGGGTGTATGGCTTAGCATACAAGATGGCCAAACTTATGATATTGAAGCTCGTTTAAATGATTCTCGAGATCAGATGAAAGTTTTTGGTAAGGCAATAAATGCCAATACCACCAGTGCTATGACTTGGAAAAAATTTTAAAAAATTTAAGTTTTCTCAGATATATCTAAAGAAAACCCATCACTGGGATGGGTTGGCTTTTAAATACTAATCTTATTTTTTATATTCGGTAATGCTAATCGGTTTGTCTTTTACAAGCTCTACAATACCTTCACCACGCTTAAAGTGAATTGATACGCCTTGATCATTTGCTAAACGCACACCACTAGCTGCTACAGTTTGTTTTAAATGATGGACTCTACCAGAGTTGTCTGTCATTTCTGCCGTTTCGAAGTTATCAGATGACTTAAGTTGAATGGTTAAATCCATTGGTCCAACAAAGTTAATCACTTGAGTTTCAGCAGGAGTGCTTGGTACGCTATTTTCTTGAGGAGCGTTTTTAGCAGGGTAGGAGTTGCAGCCAGCAAGTGCTAAAGCGATAAGAGAAGCGCCAATTAAATATTTCATTTTGAATATGCCATTTATTTATAAATCATAGGTATGCATATATTAATTAGTTAAATTTATATATGAAGGCTTATTTACATTTGAATGACAGAAAAAAAGCCACCGAATTTGGGTTATTTGTCATTTTTTCTGATTATAAAATATCACTAATAAAATAGCGACAATGATCAATATCACAACAATTACATATCTTTCTATGGCTTCACCTATGGGCCTACGCAGTGTTAATTAGGGCATTCAATTTTGAAATTGTCTTTGTAGTAATTCAGTGCAATCTCTAAATCCTTCAGTAGCTTTTCTTCAGTGTAATCAGCAGGCGATAACTTTAAAAGTGCAGGCATGTAGTTTGTTTTGTACTCTTGTGGGTAATCCTTGCATAGGATCTGAATACGAGTATCTTGCGCCGTATTTGGGTCATCAAGCTGATCTAGGTATTTGCCGATAACAGCATCTGATTTTTCAAATTGCGTTTTGGTATCTTCAGCTTGCTGTTTTTGACAGCCAGTGATAGCAAGGGAAAGTAGTAGGGTGCTGAGTATTATTTTTTGCATGAGCAGTCTTGTTGTTATAGCTGAATGAATTATAGTGGGAAAACTATTTAGAAAATACAGTATTTAACTGGGGAGCTAGATTTTGTCAGCATTTCTAATAATCATAGGTTTTATTGTGACGTTTACAGGGATAATATTTGGCCCACATATATTTCAAAAACATATAAAAAATATGCAAGATGCAAAAGCTATTGGCTTTTTATGCATGCTACCAGGTGTATTCATTTTTTCTTTAGGATTTTATTTAAGATAAAAAAACCCGCCGATAGGGCGGGTTGAAAACACTAGTCTCAACATTAAAATTTAGTTTAATTAACTTAGCAGTTTTAATCACACAAAAAGCTGAATCCGTTTAAATTTTTTATTTGCCTCAATATGGCTTCTATAATATTTATCCCTATCTTCCGAATCAATAAATTCCGCAAATGTACTTGCCTCAAGAAGCTTGTAAATAAACCTCTCACCAGTCCTAAGCACCACCGTCAATAAGAAGTGCTGGTAAAGCACATGGCTGATATTGCGGGAATTAACTTCAATTGTTTGCATCAAGTTTATTTGCCATTTCCTTAATTTGTTTGCTGGGTTATAGCTCAGAACACTTTTCTAAAAATTCATCTATCCAGCCTTGTGCTGCATCAAGATTGGTTATGTCAGCCAGCTTTAGATTAGTGCCTTCTGCTTCGTTAAAGCCTTCAATAATAGCTTCAAAAATATTTGCTTCACTAATGACCTCGCGTGCCATTTCCGTGGCGTCATAGCTTTGTTTGGCTTTATTAAGTGAGGCTATTTGTTTATCAATTCCTGCGCCAATTTTATCTAGTGCCAATTTAAATTCTTGACGATTAATTGTTAGTGCAGTTTTAGATTTATTAAGTGTTGCGATCATTGCATTCCCTTTTCTTTAAGAAATTTCAATTACCCAGCGCGCCAGATCTGGCGTCCAATTACTTTGAAATTTTTTCCATTTTCTTCAGTCACAATTTTGTCGCGGTATTTTTCATTAAGACTATGAAGAATGAGTGAACCATCAGCCTCTTTAAATACCTGCTTAATCATGCCTTCTCCAGCAAAATACACTGCATAAATTTCACCATCTATAACATCTGTCTGAGCTAAATTAATTCCCACCATGTCACCATCTTTGATGAAGTCAGCCATGCTGTCACCTTTGGCCTTAATGATTTTCATAGTTTGTTCGGTGACATTTCTATCTTTCAGAAATGCGGGTGGGAAGGGAATTTTTCCATTGATAGCATCGAAGTGAAATTCAATGGATTCACCTGTACCACAAGAGAAGCTAGCCTCAACCACATCAATCCAAACAAACTGATTTTTAAGATCATCAGTGACGATTACTGGATCCAACATCTCCAGAGAATTCAATGTGTCAGCAGAACCTTCACCTGTTTGTAGCCAATACGAATCAATCCCGAGGAATCTAGCAATTGCAGGAAGGTGTGATGAGGAGTCAACCCTACCTGTCTCCAGTTGACTGTATGCGGATTGCGTAATCCCTATAGCCTCAGCTACCTCAAGCTGGGATTTGCGTGCATTTTTTCTTGCAACCTTAAGTCTATCTTTAAGCATTCGGGTAAAGCCTCATTTATATCTAATAAATATATTAGGCTACTAATAATAATTCAAATAAGAATACTTATTGACTAAGTATTAGAATACTAATATTATTCAAGTGTTACTTATATTTAAATAAGAGAATGCTAATGCAGGCCTTATACAAAGATCTCGTTAAGCACTTTGGCGGGCAGAAACTCACTGCCATCGCCTTGGGTGTTAGTCAAGCAAACATCAGTGGGTATGTGTCTGGTCGCTGGAATATGTCTGAGCTTATTGCAATGCGAGCGGAAAAAGCCACAGACGGTAAATTCAAGGCCTCTGACTTATGCCCATCCCTGAAAGAATTTCAGAAATTAACTGCCTAACCCAATTATCACTCGGCCATTGTTTTAAAGAAACGTGAAAGAAAACAAGGATTTCACAATGCAAGAAATAACCTTAAGTCGTGAAGCTCAGACGGCTATTTTTAAAATGATTAATCAGACGAAGGGGATTTCACCGAAAGAAATTGCTCAGGTTACTGGTGACTCACATAACACGATTTGCAACTACGGCAACGTGAGCATGTCTAACCATTTGCCAAGCCTTAAAAAGCTCGAAGCAATCATGATGTACACACAAAACCCTGAGGTGTTGAAGGTATGGGCGCATCAAATGGGCTATGCATTGGTGCCAGTGAATTGTGATTCAAGCAAACACCATGAGCTTTCAATTTTTGAAGCAATGATGCTTTCGAACATTACAAATGGCAAAGCGAATAAAGCGGTGTATGACGCTTATGAAGATGGTGTAGTGACGCCAGCGGAATACGAAGATATCCACCAGCTTACACAAAGTTTAATTGAGCTGATTACCGCAGTAGATCAAGCAGCACTTAAGCAAATGAAAAAGTACACATCGAATTTAGAAAAAGAAAAAGCCTGATCTAGAGAATCAGGCTTTCGTATTCAAAAAATTATATAGGCAATTCAATGAACGAACTAAATTTACCACAACCACCCACAGATGACAAACCCGACTTCTTGGTCGGTGATGTCGTTGTTTTTATTGATGACTCAATGCACGACGAGCTTATGACAGTTTCATTCGCAAGATCTCGCGGTGTACTTATGAATAATGGTGCCAAGGTCGCTCTTAATCACTCGATTCGGACAGCAAGTGTGGCGGAATTGAATGCTGGAAAGCGTTTGGGAGAGGTGGTATGAAATCAAATCAATCATTAGCGCCAATTGAGACCACCATTCCATTACTTGAGCCTGTTCGTATTTACACAGCCAAGGAATTAGCTGTTATGCGTCGTTCTCGAATGCTGGCATGTATCGAGGCCCAAGAAGCTTTTTACCTGATGGAACACACCACCAAAATGGGGGGGCAAGCAATAGAGATACGCCGTCAACTGGAAGAAGGTGTTTTGCTTATTCAGGTCAAAGAGAAGTCCAGAACGCGCTACAAGGTCAATGGCGAGTTTATCGCACCTCGAATTATCCGCCAGCTGGAAAAGCGTGGCTTAGTAAAGCTGGGAGGTGCTAAGAAATGACAGCTCTCTTAAAAAACGAGAACAATATTGTTCCGTTTGTTAAAGGAAATAAAATGGTAGACAAGTTCGAGAGGGGTTACGTGCCTTCGAGTCGTCTTTACCGTTATGAAGTACGCCCATTCTTAACCGATGCCGCTAGAAACGTGTACGCAGAGCTTGAGGATCGAATTAACGGCTTTAAAGACAAAACCACAGACCATGTTAGCTATTCTCAACTTCAAGGTGGGAAGCTGGAAGGTGCGAAAAAAATAAGTGCCATGACTGTGCGTAAAGGCCTTAAAGAGCTGATTGATTTGGGCGTTATATCTGTCGTGAGCGAGAGTAGTCGCAAAGGCAATGAGTATCAAATTAATGAAGTTTCTTTGGTTGAGCACTTCAAAAAATGTAGTACCACTACAAAATCTGTAGTACTACAAAATATGGATAGCACCACTACAGAATCTGTAGTGATAGGTACTACAAAATCTGTAGACACAATAGAATTAACCCATAGAATTACTATTATAGAATTATTAAATAATACCCTTCGGGCTAAAAATCCTTTGCAGTCTCATTTCTTTGAATACCAAGAAATCAAAAAACAGAATCTCCTTGATCAACAAAAAATGGAAGCAGAGCAGAAAGCCAAATCTGTAGCTGAGCGCAAAGAGAAAACTCGTAAATTATCTTTTGATGAAGTTATGGATTTGACCACAACCAATATCCAAAAACTCTGCTCACCAAATCTCTGGGAGCAGTTTGTCACCAATCGCTCTGAATACAAAAAAACCGCATTGACCAAAAATGCACTCAAGACCATCCATGATGAGTTTAAGGCGTGGGGAATTGAGAAATCAGATATTTCTTTGAAGACCGCAATCAAAGGTAATCACCAAGGATTATTTGAACCTCGCATTTCATTGAGCAGTAATTTTAGCAATCAAACCCAAGCATCAACTCGAATGTCTGAAATTCAAGAATTAATCGCACAAGAGGAGCAAGGCAATGCAACTTACGGCTTCTAATCAAAACCTTGGCCCAATTAACTCAGCGCAACTGGTTGGTGTTTTTAAAGCGATTGCACCACGTTCATTTGAAAAAACTTTTGATGGTGTGGCTACAGCGCAAATCAATACTGCAATGAAAATCTGTATCGATGGACTAACCCATGACCAGGTGAATTTCGGATTGTCTCAAGTTCGTGATAACGGTTTTTGTCCAGATCCTGCCATGTTCCGCAAGTGGTGCCTAGGAATCACTGGCTTTGGCACTGATCAACAGCGCTTACAGGATTCATTCAAAGGTAAGCATGCAGCATTAGCGAATATCTTGAAGTGGCGTAAGGACTCTAAACAAGACATTACCAATGCGGAAAAAGATGCGTATGACCGCTGTTATGAAATGTTTGAGGAAATTACTTGGGCGAAAAATGCAGATCGAGCGATGTATTTAGCTTATGAGGCCTTCAAGGATAATTACGCAGATGTGATTAAAGACTTTGCTGAAAAAGGGATAAAACAAACGATCTGGGATAAACCTAAAGCTGTAGAAAACAAGCCCATGGTTTTAGACACAAAACCCAATTCAATGTTGCCTGTGCAAACACCAGAGCAAAAAACATGGATAGAGAGCCGAACCAAGGAATTACAGGTTGAGGGCTTAAGTCTTCCAAAGGCCTTAATGCAAGCGGGTCGAGAGTTTAAGAGCGTGGGAGGTGTTGCATGAGTGATTTAAAAGAAATGAATCAGCGCTACATCGGGAAGATGCAGGAACAACAGGATCAGATTGCAGAGCTTAAAACTCAGCTGAATAACATGGAGCGGTGTTATATCGGGATGAAAAAAGAGCGGGATGCGTTGCAGGAGCGTATTAATTCGACATTAGGTGTATGTAATGAAAATCGTAAGTTTATTGGAAAATTTATGATCGAGTGTGAAACATTGGCCTTGATTAATGAGGTGGAAGAAGCCCTGCGAGGTGAGCATGCAACTGAATAAGAAACAGCGCGCAGAACTCAAAATGAAGTATGACGGACATTGTGCATATTGCGGATGTGAGTTGGGCGATAAGTGGCATGCAGACCATATTGAAGCGGTAGATAGGGTTTTAGCTTGGTGTCCAAAGCGAGGTGTTAAGTCTACTGGTGAAATGCATAAGCCACATCTAGACACTATTGAGAACCTTAACCCCTCATGTGTTCCATGCAATATAAACAAACACTCAATGAGCCTTGAATCATGGCGTAAATCCATTGAGCACTATCGTGATGTTCAATTGCTTAGAGATAGCACTCATGCGCGTCATTTACATCGTTTTGGCTTGATTGAGATTAAGCCTGATCCAGTGGTGTTCTTTTTCGAGAAGCGAGGTGCCAGTGACCAGCATCTCACTCGCTGAGTACAAGAAAATCAATAAACCGAAACGCAGGGCCAAGCGTCCTGCATCGGTCAAGAAAGAACGAGTGGTGAGTGAGGGTGAAGCGGTTTTATCTCAGCACCTGAAGGCACACAAAATCAGTTTTGAACAGGAGTTTCAATTTAATGCAGATCGGAAGTGGAGAGCTGATTTTCATTTAATTGGAATGGGTATTTTGATTGAGGTTGAAGGCGGGATTTGGAGTAATGGCCGTCATACACGGGGTAAAGGTTATTTAGGGGACATGGCGAAATATAACTCGGCACAGGGGTTGGGTTATCAGGTGTATCGGTACAGCACTGAACAAGTAAAAAACGGTTTAGCAATCGACGAAATTTTAAAGCGAATAGGGTGATTGGGATGAATGTAGCGGTAAAAGCACAAACAATGGATTGGTCAAAGTTTACAGCTGAAGAGTGGTTTAAGCAGTATGGGGCGTACATTCAAACCTGTCGCATGAAATCAGGGAATGAACCAGACCGCTTGGGCGTTAATCAGATTTATTGGTTGATTTGCGAGAATAACAAGGGGGTGGCACCGCGTAAGAATCAATTGATTTGCAGTATTGATGATTTTGAAGCAAATGAGGTGCGAAAACTTATCATTGATTTAAAATTTTCAAGTCGTATCTGTGATTCAGCCAAAGTGGCCGTTAATCTTTTTATTGAGAAGAATGTCCGAGGTATGTCGTTTGATCAGATGGCAAACGAGTTTATTCTCGGAAGAACTTCAATTAAGAGCATGGTTTATGCAGGTAAATTCTTCCTTTGTGGTCATGATAAGCGTTTAAAATTAAATTGAGATCAGAATCTGTTGACCGTGCGCATGGGATATGGCATATTTCTGCTATAGTGACCGAAGTGTATGTAAAGCACTAAAGTTAATTAAAAGCTCATCATCTGGTGGGTTTTTTAATGCTTTTCAATTTTTGTGTTATTATTGAAGAAGATTATTTAGGTCTGGGTATGTGGCTGATGGTTCGATTCCATCACTAGTTTACGGTTTAATTGCACTTGTATTTGGTTATGTAGTATTTAAAACAAGCAATCAATCTAATTCCCCTAATCTAAATGTGGAGGCGCCTATGAAGAGAAACCTAATCTTAACCGTTTCAAACTTTTTAAGTAATTCTGCAATTAACCTGTTTTGTACTAGCCTAGGTGGTATGCAGACCTAAGTAATCGTTTAAAAACTAATCAATTTCATAAAAACCACCCTAGGGTGGTTTTTTATTGTCTGGAGAAAAGCCATGCCCATACACTTAAGCTTGCTAATTAGCTAAAGACTGTTTAAGTAAGCGCGTATAGATCCCACGAAAGAGGATACAACCCATGCAGTTTATCGAGCATGAATAGGATATGCAGGAACCCCCAGAATCGGGAGTGATGACCCAACCCGAAATTGAATGAAAGCATTTTGCGAAGTGACCATGCCTATTTGGTTGTTAGTGAATGTGAGTAGCGTCTAGCCCCGCGAAGATTTTGGGCTCTATATGTTTCAAAAGGTGAGTACCACTTGAGGATTGGCGACCTCTTAACACATCAGTAGCCTTAAAAGCACACTACTCAATCCTGCTATGCGTTATCTGTATAGCAGGATTGTTCTATGCCAGCTGTTTTATCCCTTAACTGGTTTAAAAATGAATACAGCTGGCGCCTAGATATATGGGCCGTACGGAATAAATGTGCAATTTATTTTATGAATATAATGTGAGCAAATTGAGGCTCTCATGGCATGGTTGAAAATTAATCAAATGGACAGCAAGGATGTACATTTGTATTGGTGGTGATTTAGAGGGATGGGTAGTCAGGCTAGATAAAGCTCGATTCAATGCAAGAGAAATTCATAGAGGTAAGGCCTCTGATTACATTAAGCAAAAATATCTTATTGGTACGCGAATATTTTGTTTCTGGCGATATGCGGAAATGAGTATATTTGATACTACCAGTCGAATTGAATTGATATTGAAAAATAAGCTCAATTGATTATAACAACGAAAGCCCGGTCATTTGATCGGGCTTTTTATTACTAAGATTCTAATTATGGCGAATATGCCAGTTTTAATTAGATCGAATTCGATACCTTTAAAATCATAAGAATACATTTACCCTGCTGATGGTAACTTCATTTGTGAGGGTACCATATCGTTGAGGTCACATCTAAATGGTGGAATTACACCAAATTAAAACTTAGCTCCGGTGTAAGCTCCGGTGTAAGGAGAATCAAATGTTCCAATTTTTAAAATGCTTATTCGGCTTTCATGGTGTGACTGAAATTCATCACTGCACTGATGGTGAATTAAAGTTTTGTCGAGATTGCCTTAAGGTTAAAGAGATAACCTAGTTTCGCCGAACGTATTACGGCATATAAAACCCCGTCGCATTCTAGATGTTGGCGGGGTTTTTCTTTTCTATTCGAGGTAATCATGACAGATCGTGTACAAGCTAAAAAAGATTTGCAGTTCTGTTGTGATGAACTGAGTAAATATCAAAACTTGAGTCGAACAGGTTTAAGACATAATGAGTTAATCGCAATTGATAATGTGATGATTCGGCTGAAAGAACGTATTGCTAATTTGCGTGAAACGTTACATATCTTCTAATTATTTAATAAGTTCTTATGGGTTTTGATATAAAAGGTAAATTTTTACCATTGATAATATTACTGAAATATGTGAATGTTAAGTTTGGGTGGACACAACTTGTCTCCTATTTTTTTATTCCATAAAGGGGTTGTTACTAATGGCTAAATTAAGCTTGGAAGCTTTAAACGATATTGATGGTTTTGTAGTTGGCGCACTTGTTGAAAGTGAAAGTGGCTTAGCTTTGGCTACTATGGGATCAGGCATAGACTTAGAGCTTGCTGCAGCTGGAAATACAGAAGTAATTCGTGCTAAACGTAAAGTGGCAAAATCTTTAGGCTTGAATGATTCGATTGAGGATATTTTAATCACTTTGGGTAAGCAATATCACTTGATTCGCCCACTTGATACGAATGATTCATTATTCCTATACCTTGTTTTAGATCGTCAAAAGGCTAACTTAGCTATGGCTCGTCATGAATTAAAACGTTTTGAAAAAGAATTAGATTTTTCTTAAAATTAAAAGTGTATAAAAACCACCTTCGGGTGGTTTTTTAATGAGTTGAATAATAAGATATTGTTTTATTTATAAAAGAAGTCATTGTGAATAAAGAAAAATTATTTGAATTGTCTTTAAAAATGATAACCGAGCTCAAGCAAGAAATCATTGATAGCGATGTAATGGATTGTGGGCCCAGATTAGAATTGGTTGAGCAATGTATCTATATTTCATTTGAGCATGGTATAGGGGTTAATAGCTTACTTGTGGCTGGATTACCAACCCAAGCAATGATTTTGCTAAGGTCTCAATTTGAGGCGGTCGTTAGGGCGTACTGGCTTTTATTTATTGCTACGAACCATCAAGTATCAAAGCTAAACTTTAGTTATACCTTTGAGGAGCAGTTCGAAAGTGATACATGCCCAGCGGTGAGCGAAATGTTGGATAAGCTTAGTAATGCAGATTTAGAAGCAAAGCTAATCATAGATCACCTATGTGGTTTTAAAAAATACCATCTAAAGCAATTAAACTCCTTCGTACATACTGGTAAACAAGCCTTTACAAGAAATGTAATGGGTTTTAAAAGTGACTTGCTTTATCCGATGTTAGGGCAGTCTAACAATTTAATTACGGTAGCAGCCCAAATTATGTTGAAACACACGATTCCAGATAAGCAGTATTTAATAAACTCTTATATAGAAAAGTATCGACCTTGTTTCTACTTAGAAGAAGATGCTGATCCAGCCATGGTAGATAGGGTTGAAAAATATTACACAGATGGAAAATTAAAATAAGCCTCTCTCGGGCGGTTTTTTAATGGGCGCAATTTATGGATGTTGACAGCTATTTTTGGAAAACCAAGAAACGCCCACCTAAAACTAAGCCTCGTGCCAAACTATTACCTAAGGCAAAAGAAGCATATCTGGAAGCGGAAGAAGCCTTATTTCAAGAATTAGAAGAACACCTGATTGGCTATGAGCGCAAATTTCAATTTGAATCTACCAAAAATTGGCGATTCGATTTTCATATTGTGAAGTTGAAACTTCTTATTGAAATAGCGGGTAGCCCATGGTCGGTTGGTCGCGGTGGAAGAAAGATCGCAAACGCATTTAATAAATATGATTTAGCTGAAGATATGGGTTATAGGCATATACGCTTTGAGCCTGATCATATTGAATCGGGTTATGTCATTCAGTGGATTAAAGATCAGTTAGAGAGATTAGAGGATGGAACAGATGAGACCATTTCCACCGACAGACCTAATTGACCGAGCAGAAGAACAAGAAGCTATTCTGCTTGCGCCCGCCGTGGATTTGAAAGACTGGGTCATTAAAAACTGGTTGACGATTGGCGGTGAACTTCACAACCCAGATCATGACCACATTGCAGAACTGATTCACGATGATGAGAACTTTTTAGCGTTTGCTTGGGCTTCATCTGCATGTGTTGCCAAAAAGAGAATGGTCTTGGGTCAATGTGAAAAAGTGATGTTTAACCAAGGTGGATGGAAGAAAGCACGCCAAGAGCAACAGATGCGAGACTGGTTTGGCGCCGTACCTGTTTACCTCATTACCATTGATGCAAGTTATTGTGAAAATACGACTGACCGTGAATTTTGCCGACTCATCGAACATGAGCTGTATCACATTGGGGTAGAGCGAGATGCAGACGGTGAGCCAATCTATAGCGATAATACGGGTCTGCCTAAGCATTATCTTGCGGGCCATGATGTAGAAGTGTTCTTCGGTGAGACCAAAAGATGGGGCGCAGATGAATCAGTCAAACGCCTTATTGAAATTGCGAAGAATGCGCCGTTTGTTTCAGAAACTAATATTTCAGCGTGTTGTGGAACGTGTGTGATTAATTGAGCCTTAGGGCTCTTTTTTTTGCCTATCTTGCTTTACGTAGCTTTACAAAGGGGCATTTATGGCAACATTAAGGGAGCCTATAAAAATCTTTATAGTTCAATCTCTTGCTTGCTTTGAAACCCCTCAACAGGTAGTGGAGTCTGTAAAGCAAGAATTTAACATTGAAATATTGCGACAACAGGTAGCGCTATACGATCCAACAAAGGCAACAGGTAAGAATCTTAGTAAAAAATTAAAAGATCTTTTTACTAGAACTAGAAAAGAGTTTCAGACCAATATTCATGACATTCCTTTGGCAAATAAGGCTGTTCGTCTTACTGAATTACAGAAAATGTATAACGGCCTTACTGGCAATCGTGTCATGAAAACCAAACTGATAAAGCAAATTAAAGATGAAATGCAGGGTTACGAAATACAATTGCTAGATGCTCAGTTAAAGCAACTTGAAATTGACAAGATTAAAAACGGTGATGGTGAGGGGGCAGATGATCCGACTCCAGTCAAAGTGACCATTCAGGTCGTAGATGCGAGTAAAGAAAATGCCGAACATCAATCCGACCCTGAATGTACCTCAGGCTAATTTCTTACAGCTAGAAAATAAGTTTCGTGCATTTGTTGCTGGTTTTGGATCAGGAAAGACGTGGGTAGGTTGTTCAAGCCTATGCGATAAATCTTGGGAATTTCCTAAGGTACCATTAGGTTACTTTGCACCAACCTATCCACAGATTCGGGATATCTTCTTTCCGACTATTGATGAGGTGGCATTTGACTGGGGATTAAAGACCAAGATTTATGAATCAAATAAAGAAGTGGATATCTACTATGGTCGTCAGTATCGAAGCACAATTATTTGTCGATCGATGGAAAAGCCTCAAACGATTGTAGGTTTTAAGATTGGACATGCTTTGATTGATGAGTTGGATGTTATGCCAACGGTTAAGGCCCAGCAAGCATGGCGGAAAATTATCGCTCGTATGCGTGTGAAACATCCCGGTCTTATAAATGGTATTGATGTTGCAACTACACCTGAGGGATTTAAGTTCACACATCAGCAGTTTGTAAAAGAGGCGAATTTAACCCCTGCAAAGCGTGCGCTGTATGGAATGATTCAGGCTTCTACTTATGACAATGAAGCCAATTTACCCGATGATTATATTTCATCGTTATATGAATCCTACCCACCTCAGTTGATTTCAGCGTATTTGCGTGGGCAGTTTGTCAATTTAACCAGTGGTGCTGTATATCCAGACTTTGATCGAAAACTAAATCATACCGATGAAGAAATTAAATCAGGTGAACATTTGATCATCGGGATGGACTTCAACGTCTTAAAAATGGCTGCCGTGGTTTATGTTATTCGTGAGGGTAAGCCATTGGCGTTAGATGAAATGGTTGGTGTACGTGATACACCGACGATGGCCACATTACTTATTGAGCGTTTTCCATTTCATGAAATGACGGTAATACCAGATGCCGCAGGGCAATCGACTTCATCAAAAAATAGTAGTGAGTCGGATCATCAAATTTTACGTGATAAAGGATTTACAGTTGAAGTTGATGGAATAAACCCAGCCATTAAAGATCGTATCAATGCGGTGAATGCACTCATTCTAAATGGTGATAATGAACGTACGCTATTGGTGAATACGAATAAATGTCCACGTTTTACTGAAACCTTAGAGCAACAGGTTTACGACGATTTTGGTATGCCAGATAAGAAATCTGGGCTTGATCACGTTGGTGATGCCGGTGGTTACCCATTAGCTAAGCGTTTCCCAATTATTAAACCAGTCACCCGACTCGATATCCCTATTTTTGGAAGAAGAAGATGAAAGGCATTACATCTAAACATGCTGATTATCTCAAGCACATCGATCTTTGGACAAAAGTAGATGATGTTTGTGAAGGTCAGAAAGCAGTTAAGGCAAAGGGTAAAACCTATTTACCCGTTCCTATTACTTTTGGGGATGGGGATAAGGATCGGTATGAAGAGTATTTAGATCGTGCTGTATTTTATGGTGTGACTGGACGAACTTTGAATAGTCATGTTGGATCTGCATTTAATAAGCTGCCTGATTTTAAGCGTCCAGATGATTTGGAATATCTAGATCGAAACGCAGATGGTTCAGGTCGAAGTATTTATCAAGCATCACAGCACTCACTGCGACTTATTTCAAAGCATTATCGCTGTGGTGTTTATGTAGATTATCCACAAGTTGCACCTTCTCGAAACCGTGCTGAGGACAAGTTAAAAAATGCTTTCCCGATGATTCATATTTTGAAAGCAGCTTCGGTTGAAGACTGGGACCATATTATTGTCGGTAATCAGAAAAAGACTTCGTTTGTGAAGATTCGAGAATCTGTAGCTACTCGAAGTGCTGATGGCTTTGGTCGTGAAATTAAAGATCAATATCGTGTATTGCGTTTAGAAGAAAATGAAACTGGTCATGTGTATACAGTCCAAATCCACACGCAGAATGAAAAGGGCGAATGGATTGAAGGGACTAAATATACTCCTACCGATTATCACGGTAAAACATGGTCCTATATTCCATTCACATTTTGTGGTGCTGTAGACAATACGGATGAGATTGGAAACGCGCCTTTATTGGAGCTTGCTGATATCAATCTTGCACATTATCGAAATAGTGCCGATGTTGAAGAATCGGGCTTTGTAGTTGGTCAACCGATCATCTCAATGCCAGCAGTCACAACCGAGCAATATAAAATTATCCAAAAAGATGGCTTGGCTATTGGTGGTCGTTCTGGGTTCCCGACAAAGGTTGAGATTGTTCAGGCGAAAGAAAATAATCTTGCTAAAACGCTCATGACTGATAAATGGGCACAGATGAAAGAGATGGGTGCTCGACTTATTGAGGTTGGATCGGCAAATAAGACTGCGACTCAAGCCGATAATGAAGACTCTGTACAACATTCGGTTTTATCGCTCGCCGTATCGAATATCAGTGAAGCATTTCAAATGGCTTTGCGATGGTGTGCGAAGTTTTCATTGCCAAATCATGATTTAAGTCCTGATGAACTGAACTATGTCATCTCCCAAGACTTCAACAAGCCTAAATTCAGTGAGGAACGTGCTAAGCGTCTTTATGAGGCGTGTGTGGGTGGTAACCTGCCTTGGGTGGTCTGGTATCAGTATGAACAGACTGGCATCTTCTCAGAGGAAAAATGGGAAGAAATTGAGAAGAAAATAGAACAGCGGAATGATGGTGGTCTTGAATAATTCATGTACAATTATTGAGCGAGAAGGGGGAGCGCCTAAATCAGATTATCAACCTATTGGTTTTCTGCAATTCACTCAAATTATTTGCCGAGGTATAAAATGACTTTGCCAGAACAAATAAAACAAGCATATTTTGATTACATAGATCAAAACCATTCAGTGCCAAACTACCTATCAGTAAGCGCTAACACTCATAAAAGCTTACTGAGTGAACAAAGTGATTTTATTAAAACTATCCCAATGGATACAGGTATGGTGGATATGAAGTTTTTAGGATACGAGGTTGGAGTTTCAACTCGTGACGACACGCCGTTTACATGGAAAATGAACTAATTTAGCCCTCCTAGTGAGGGTTTTTTAATGAGCTAAATTTATGAACGTATCAGCGCAAAAAGCCTTACTTGATGCGCTGATTCAACATCAGGCATATCTATATCGTGCATCCTCTCAGAACGTCAATGATCTGATCAAGGTCTTTGATAAGTTATCCAATGAGCAACTGCTTAAATTAAGCGAGCTGTTTGAAGATCTAACTGATTCAGAGCGTAAAGCCTTACAAGGTCTTAACTTTTCAAGTAGAGCAAAAGCCAGTCGGAATATTGAAGAAATTAAAACCACTTTAAACGAGTGGTTTTCCTCATTAAGTACAGAGCTACCTACAATATTTGAGCAGTCTGCTATTGCTTTGGCAGTTTATGAGGCTGGTTATACCGTCACTTTGATGGGCAAGACACTTAAAACTGATGGTGAAAAGCTATATCAGAAAGCCAAAAAGGCGCCTTTCTCCGGTGGCCAGTTGGTTGATTATCTCTTTGCTGATATTGCTGCCAGTTTGCGTAAGAAAGTGGAATACGTCATTCGTGATGGATTTTCACAAGGTCAGACTAATCAGCAGATTATCAATCGAATTAAAGGGCGAAAGTCGCTTGATTATAAGGATGGATTGCTCCAGTCAGAACGTTATGTCATTGAGCGTCAGGTAAGAACCGCACGCAGTCACGTATCCAATGCCGCATATATTGATGTGTATAAGGCGCTTGGTTATGAGTATGTAAAAGTTGTGGCCACACTGGATGGTCGTACATGTAAATACTGTGCTTCAATTGATGGCAAGGTTTATCACATTGATGATCCGACTAGACCACGCTTTCCAGTGCATCCGCACAACCGCACAACATATGTTGGTTGTGACAAGGATGGAAACATTGCAGGTCAACGACCATTTGTAATGGATGAGCGAAAAGTTAAGGATATTCCCAAAGAAGAGCGTAATCACCTTATTGGGCAGTTGGATGCCAATACATCATTCAAGGAGTTCTTTGAACAATCGGATGAGTTCTTTAAAAAGACTTGGCTTGGTAAGTCAAAGTACGAACTTTATAAAAAGGGCGAGTACAGTATTGATAAGTTTGCCGATCCATTAAATAAGCGTGGTTATACGTTGGCTGAGCTTAGGGCTTTGGATAAAAAGACGTTTGAGGCGGTAGGGTTGTGATTTTTATGATAAATTAATCCAACATAAAATCATTTAAAATATTCTTTATGGAAAATTTGTTTAAAGCAATTCTAGATATTTTTAGAACACACAATATTTTACTTTATGTCGTTTGTATTGTAGCCGGCTTACTCTCTTACAATGTAATGGGGGTAGCTGATCTAACAGGCTATAATGAAATTAAAGCAGAGTACAAAAACTATATCGGTCTTATATTTCTAGTTTCAGCCATCACAATAATAGTACTTTGTATTAAGTCCATAATTACTTTCTTCCATAATGTATTTGTAAGTAGTAGAGATCAAAAAAGGCTAGCAAAACTAATTGATGTGAAGATTACCAATCTAACAAATCAAGAAAAAGCAGTTTTACTTCAATTTTTCATTCAACAATCCGAGACTATTTGGCTGCCATTTAGGGGGCAAGAAGTTGTAGAGTTACTTAACGCAGGGATTTTATCCTTAGCAAGTAATACTGCAAGAATGACGAGAGCGGGTGAAGCAGCAATGCTAAAGCTACCAAACGAAATGATGCAAAAATTAGCTCAAACGTACCCCGATATATACTCCAATAAATATAAAAAGGAATTACTTGATGAGCTTATATATAACCACACACCAGAGAGTGTACGTGTTGTTAATGAAAACAGAAATTTATTCGGGTATTAAGAATATCTAAATTATTAAAGATAGAATTTTTTATACAAATCAAATTCAAACTTAGGCCCGAAGGGGTCTTTTTTATGTGAGAAGAAAATGGTTAAAGAGCCAAAAGAAATAGGTTTAGAGCGAACAGTATGGCTTTTTGAACATGAGGTTTTAGAGGAACTTGAAAAAACCAATCTCGAAGATCATCACAAGGTTCTTGAATTCAATAAATTTTCTATGGAATACGAAATTAGGCCTAAATTCAATAATGGTCGAGCTGATGCAATTGTAATGCGTAATACTGCAAATCATTGGTTTAAAATATGGTTTGCCGCATTTGCTGCATGTACAGCAGATCACAACAAATTTAAAGCCAAATAACCAAATCTAAATAGAGCACCCAACCGGGTGCTTTTTTATTGCCTGCTGAAAGCGGATGCGGACAGCGTAACGAGCGGATGCTCATTTTAGAAATAGGGTCGGATGACTTATGAAACTTAAAACAGTAACCATCGAAGGTAAAACGTATGCAGAAGTGGATGGTGATAAACCTATCTATATTCATGACGATGGCAAAGAGGCACCACACGATGCAGCACACACGGTTGCTACGATTTCACGCCTGAATGGTGAGGCTAAAACTCATCGTGAAGCCAAAGAACAACTGGAAACAAAGCTTAAGGGTTTTGACGGTATCGAAGACCCAGCAGCAGCCAAAAAAGCTTTAGAAACTTTGAAAAACTTCGATGACAAAAAACTGGTGGATGCTGGTGAAATCGAAAAAGTAAAAGCTGAAGCAATCAAAGCGATTGAAGATAAATATGCTCCGATTGTTCAAGAGCGTGATGCTTTCCAGACCCAACTGCATAACGAACTTATTGGTGGTGGCTTCGCTCGTTCTAAGTACATTCAAGACAATATCGCTGTACCCGCAGACATGATCCAAGCCCAGTTCGGGAAAAACTTCCAAATCGAAAATGGCAAAGTCGTGGCCGTTGGTGCGGATGGTCAAAAAATCTATTCACGCACTCGCCCAGGTGAAGTCGCTGACTTTGACGAAGCCTTGGAATCTCTGGTTGGTGGATACCAACACAAAGATTCGATTTTAAAAGGTGGTCAAGGTTCGGGTGGTGGATTCCAAGGTGGTGGTCAAAATTCTGGACTTAAACGTGGTGATATGACCGCGAAGGATAAAGCTGATTACTTAAAAAACCATGGCCAAGAATCATATTTAAAACTTCCAAAATAAGGAGTCGTAATGACTACAGTAAATAGTGACATGGTTATTTATAACCAATTAGCCCAAACAGCGTATTTAGAACGTTTGCAGGATAATTTGAATGTGTTTAACCAAGCATCAAATGGTGCAATCCGTTATGTAAATAACGTCATTCAAGGTGATTTTGATCAGAAATCTTTCTATCGTGTTGGTGGTGGTATTGAGCACCGTGATGTGAATTCTACTGCAAAGGTCACACCGAAGAAGATTGGTGCTGGTGAAATGGTTGGTATTAAAACGCCGTACAAATATGGCCCATATTCTTCTACTGAAGAAGCTTTTAAACGCCGTGCACGCTCACCAGAAGAGTTTGCAGAAATCATTGGTTATGACTTAGCTGATGCATTGGTAGCTGGTCGTTTGCAATATGGTTTAACAGCACTTAAAGCCGCTATCACAAGTAACCCTGACATGATTGCTAAGGGTAGTATTGCCACAGATGGTCGTAAGGCTTTGACAAAAGGCATGCGTAAATTTGGTGACAAGTTTGGCCGTATCTCGTTATGGGTTATGAACTCTGACACGTATTTCGATATTGTGGATGAGGCTTTAACCAATCAGGTTTACGGTGAATCTGAATTAGTGATTTATGGTGGATTACCAGGAACACTTGGTAAACCTGTTTTAGTGACCGATATGGTTGGCGACAATGATGCATTTGGTTTACAGGCAGGTGCATTAACTGTGACTGAATCACAGGCACCGGGTTTCCGTGCGTACGATATCAATGATGAAGAAAACTTGGCTATCGGTATGCGTGCTGAAGGTACGTTTAATCTGGATATCCTTGGTTATTCTTGGGATGCATCAAAAGGTGCAAATCCGACACTGGCATTGCTTGGTGCAGATGCCAACTGGCAGAAGTATGCAACCAGCAACAAGATGACTGCGGGCACATTGCTTGATCTGTCAGGCACACCATAAAAGAGGGCATTAGCCCTCTTTCTTTTTGGGAGAAAAAATTGAAAATTATCTATGCAAAAAAGAGCTCAGGCATTGATGAGCAGGGATCATTTCAGAATCCCGAATATTATTTAAAACCTGAATCAAATGCTCAGTCGGTCGTGATCTATGGTGACTATCCCCATATCAAAGCTGACTATGAAGAGTTAGGTGTTGATGTTGAGGTGCGTGAGCTACCTAAAGCTAAGCCTCTAACAATTGACGTTAAAGCTAGCATCACACCAGAACTACAAGCCACTATCGATCAAGCCAAAGCGGAATGTGAAAAGGTTGTCGCTGAAAATGATGACCTGAAACAACAAATGGAAATGTTAAAAGCTGGACTGATTCAGGGCGAGCCTGCCGATTTAACTGGCTTAGTTCCAGTAGAGCAATTTGATGCAGTCGCACTCGATTTAACCAACACAAAAGAACAGTTGGACATAGGACAAGGCGAATTCATTGCATTCAAAAATGATGTTGGTGCAATGCAAGCCCGTATCGTTGAACTTCAATCGGTTGATTACTCAAAAATGAAGGTTGATGAGCTGAAAGATGTTTTGAAATTGAAAGGCATTGAATTTCCATCTGATGCCAAAAAAGATGACCTATTGGCACTCTTAATTTCAAAGGAATAACGCCATGAGCTTTATTGCTATTGCCGAAGCTGAATCTATCCTTGGGGCGGACTTTGCCGATGATAGTGATAAGGCTCGTTTAATCAAATTAGCGAATACATGGATGCGGAATGAAGTTGGCTTTGTTCCCGATCCGATTGACCAACTTCTAAAAGATGCGTCGTGTGAAATTATCAAGGGTATTCAGGGTGGTGTGATCTACGCTGGCATTGCTCGTCAAACGACAAGTGAGAGTGTTAAAGCGGATACCGTGCAAGTCAGTGAAACATTTGCCGAAGGTAGTGTTGAAATATCTGAGTTTGAGCAAATCGCTCGGGCATACATTGCTTCACTGAACCTAAAGTCAAAAGGATTTACATTTAAGGTGTATCGGGCATGATTAAAAATAAGATTCAATCTAAAGTAGCCAAAGCTTTTGATAAAAAACTTGCTGATGCTGTTGATACATTTACATGTTCTAAAGAAATCCAGTCAGGTGACTTTGATTTTGAAACGCAGACATATCCGACGATAACCGTGGAAGCCTATAGCGGGCGCGGTGTTCTATTTGGCTCTTATTTGAAAGATATGGTTAAGCCAATGGATTACCAATCAACAGATTCAAAGGCCACAGTATTGCAGAATGAAGTCACACAGGTGCCACAAATTAGTGACGTATGGGCTATAAGCAAAGGGCGATTTAGGGTGGTGAATATTGGCGCTGATTCAACAGGATCTATTTGGGTTTGCCAGTTGCGGAAAGTTTAGTAATATTCTTCTGGAATTAAGGGGGATTTATGGAATTTAATGAGTTAAAAGAAATCGGAAAGAGAGATATAGAAATTCTCAAAAATGCAAATCAGGTAAAAGAGGAGCATCAGAATATATCAACTCAATTTTTGGAAAACGCTAAAAATATGGTTGATAGAATTAATTTTTATTTAGCGGATCTTTTAAGTAATTCTGCTGGCAACAATGGATTGACCTCATTAGATCGTAATTTAAGAAGCTGGGGAATTAAAAATACTGGAATTTCATTAACATTTAGAGTCCACGATGAAGCATCGTTGAGTAAAATGCAAACTCTAAGTCAAATAGTAGTAAAGCGAGGAAGACTCCAAAGTGAATTTAATGTTTTGGTGACGTATAAATATTCTTCTAATTTTGAGTTTGCTAAACAATATGAGAGTTTCTCAAGACATCTTAATGAGATATACATTCAGGATGTAGTTACTTTAAACAATCAGATTGAAAAAATGAAAGCGGTGCCAAATTTGATAAGTCAAAACTTTAGAAGAACCTCTATAGAAAATAGTGAATTCTGGATGAATTTTCAAGGTGAAAAAATGGTGGCAAATAAAGAAAACTTTGAAATTATTATTAAAAAGATGTTTGATTTATCTTATTGTTTGAAGTAAAAAAACCAGAAATGCAATGCCCACCTCGGTGGGTTTTTTAATGGGTGAAATTTATGTCATGGAAAAATAAACCTTCTAGTTTTGCTTTAACTGCTTTGAAAGATGCTGATCAGCACGTTCAAAAAATTGTAGGTGAAGTTTTGCAACAGGTCGTCCTAAGATCACCAGTAATGGACGGAGAGTTCCGCGCATCGCACAAAGTTACGCTGGATTCACCTGATAGCACATATCAAAAAGAATATGACGAATCAGGCTCTGAAACTTTAGCCCAAGGCCTTAAAGTCGCAGCTACAGCCCAATTTGGTGGCTTGGTCTATATCCAAACGAATAGCCCGTATGGATTGGCATTAGAAAACGGCCATAGTATGCAGGCGCCAAATGGCGTTTATGCCTTGTCATTTCAATACGTGTGTGAGAAGTACAAATGATGACAAATACCCAAGCCTTGCGGGCCATTCTTGCGCGTGTGGGCGCATTCACTGGAATGCTTAAAGAGCACATTCAGTTGGCGAACAACCCATTGCATGAAGGCAAGCCATTTGAGCCACCTGAAAAGGAGTTATGGGCCAAGATCACCGTAAATAATGCGGGGAAGTTCATTACAGGTATGGGAGATAAGCCTTGTACCAGAACGACGGGGATTATTTTTATTCAGCTATTTGCGCCGTTAAATACAGGCACAGATGCATTATCTCAATTGGCAGATAAGTGGGCTGAACACATGGAGTTTTATGGAATTGATCACCTAGAGCTACGTGAAGCAAATATTATTGATGCGGGTCATTCCAGCGCGATTGGCGACCCATCTAGCATGAGTTATTACCAGTACAACGTGAATGTGGCCTATGTGGTGAACTAGGGGTTAAGTATTACTATCTATCATTTTGTAGTGGAAAATAATTTATATTAATTCTAATGTTAGACCTCTTATTATACTTGTACTGAGAATAAAAAATGAGTGAAGATAATTTAGAATTAGATTTGTTAACAAATCTAGAAAAAATAGATATTTCTAAACTGGGTGGATTACATGTTGTGCCGATGTACAATATTTATGGGCATTTAGATACACCGTACTTAATTTCTAGATTTGCGGGTAGAAGTGAAGATGATTCTTTGTGGCTATCCTTTTATTCTGAATACCCAGATGAATCAAAAGATTTCAGCGCTACTGGGCAATTCTTTAAATTTGGAGAAGAATGGCGCAGTTTTATCTACAATAAAGTTCATAGCCTACATGGTGGAAACCATAAAAAAATTCAAAAAAGAAGAAGTGATTTAAAAAATGCTATTGCTCAAGCATTGAACGAGCCAAACATTCGTAAAGCTGGATTGTTAATACATGCATTAGGTGATTCATATGCACATACTAAAGGCAAGCTAAATACTGCTGAAGAAACTGCTTATGGAGAAATTATAGGTCATGGTTTAGCTTCAATTTGTTTTCATGATCCTGATAAAGCATTTCGGATTTCAAATAGAGATAAATATATTGAATTCATTACCGAGTTATTCGAATTGTTAAAAACTGAAAATGCTGATGAAGTGAAGTTCAGAAATTATGTGAATCAAGTGAAAGGTGCCTCATGTACAAAGGATGATTGTGCAATTGATGAGTTAAATCTAGTTGCAGAACATAAGAAAATACATAATTTTTTGTTTGATAATTTACACACGATTCCAAGTATTCAAGAGGAAGAACTATTGAATGCATTTTCTTTAATTCAAGATTAACCAAATTAATGGATATGATTGAAGATAGTTAAATAATTTAATCCAATAACCGCCTACATGGCGGTTTTTTTACGCCTAAAATTAGGAGACAGCCATGTCCAAAGGCACCGATGTGGTTATCCACATTGCGAAAGAAGAAACACCGAATACATTACCTGTAGCGCCTGAGTGGCATACATTGCGCCGTAACTCAGACTCATTGAAAAAGACAGTGTCTTTGACTCAATCTGATGAAATTGTAGATTCTCGTTTTGAGCAGGGTTCAGTCGCTACTTCTGCAGAAGCGGTCGGAAATGTTGAGTACGAGTTATCAGCGCTTAGCCAAGACATGTTCTTTGAAGGTGTGGCAGGCAACATGTTTGTTGATTCAGGCACGCCATCTGTATCAACGCTTGAAATTGGTGGCGATACCTTACCAACCTATACGATTGTGAAGCACGATAAGAAAGTCGGTTTTATTCAAGTGTTTTCAGGTTGTCGCATTGGTGAGCTGACCATTCAGGGAGATACTGAAGGTAAAATTACGGGTAGTGCTTCAATCAATGCAACGGGCTATAGCAATCCTGTTGCTAGTCCTGTGAATTCGCCATTGCCAGCAACCACAACACCGTTCATGTCATCTATTAATGTGAACGAGTTTAAGATTAGTGGTGTAAGTACTGTCGGTACAGCATGCGCTGAATCATTCACAATCACGATTAATAACAACCTGACCGCTAAACCATGTTTGGGGAATGGTAGCTTGATTCCGAACCGCTATACCGAAGGTAATGTGAGTATCACGCTAAATGTGACGCTGGCCTTAACCACAACTTCAAAAGCATGGATTCCTTATGTTGAGTCGCGCCAAAACATGACTGCGGAAATTGGTCTAGAAGACTCTAAGGGTAATGCTTATGGGTTCAATTTCACCAAGTTAGAACTCGATAATGATGGCCTTTCCGATACCAATAAAAATGATGACCATACGTTAGCTATGGAATTCCGTCAGGTAAAAGAAGCGCCAACCATTACACGCACTGAAGTATAAACATAGCCCCGAAAGGGGCATTATTTTGGGGATAAGAAAATGGCTTTAAAAGCAGAAATTCAGAAGAGCAAAAATATTTCTCTTTGGAAAGAATACAAAGATGCCAAAGGTAATGTGTTGGCAGAATTCAAGATTCGTGGCGAGGCGTATAAGCCTTACCGGGTAGCATTGGAGCGGGCACAGAATCAGGTTGCTTCCAAGGGCTATAACGTTTCCACGGCCAGTGCGGAAGACAAGCTTTATCATGAGCTTCTTTTGGATGCTACAGCATGCCACTTAATTGAAGACTGGAAAGGTGTGGTTTTCTCTGAAAATGGGAAGGAAGCAGAACAGCCTTGTACACCCGAAAATGCAATTAAACTTTTAAGCATGGGTGATATTGGTATTGCTGTATGGGTGTTTGTCAAAGCAAATGCTGAACAGATCCAATTGGAAGCAGATCAAGCTAAAGCCGATGCACTGGGAAAGTCACAAAGCTCTACCGATGGCATGCTGGAGACGGAGGCTTAACAGAGTATCAGAAGAAGATCCGCGATAAGCTTGGGCGAAAGTTGGATGATGCGCCTGAGTTTAGCTTTACAGCTCATGCCATTGTGACGGCATTTAATGTGATTGCTCGAGCACGCTCTTATCATCCCGTGGCTATGCCATTGGATGGTAGTAGTATCAATTCATATCTTGAGCTGTATGAAGCGCCGTGCGAGTTACACATCTTTGTTGAGTGTGTATTTGCTCTGGATAACTTGTTTTTGGATGATGTGAGGAGGCGGGTAGGAAAATCATCTTAGCGTGCTTTTCTTTTACCTATCTAGACTTTTTGCAAGAAAATGAGTAATTTATCACCTTAATTTAGGGGGTAACATGAAAAAATTATTAGTAGTAGCAATGATTGGGCTAGGATTAACTGCGAGTGGGTGTAGCGTACGTATGGCTGATTTAACAGTTGCCAGCACCAAAAACTACAACCTTAACTCCAGTCAGTTTGTGAAAGGTGAGCGCGTTACGGCAGATGATTCGGTTCCTGTTGTATTATTTCCGCTTGGCATTCCAAATATGAAGACTGCAATGGATAAGGCGATTGAGAAGAATAAATGCTCAGTGGCCTTAACTGATGTTGTAATCTCAAGCCTTAATCATGCTTTTATTGTGGGTAAAATTGGCTATCGGGTAGAAGGTACGCAAGTGCTTGATATGAGCCAGCCTCATTGCAGAACAGTCAATGGCATGGCTAATTTAAGCAATGAAAAGCCATTGATACTAACAAACCCAAAACCTTAAGATGACAAACCGCCCAAGTGGCGGTTTCTTTTTATGCGGTAAATTAGTATCTTGTGAATACTTATAAGAGGGGTTTTATATGAAGAAGGTGCTATTTTTGGCTGTAATGGTCGGGCTGGCTGGGTGTGAAAAGAGCGAAAATGCAAACCAGCCCAACATTGCGAAAGATGAGATTAGACCAAGTATTGAATCCAGAGAGGGTGAGTGGCGGGTCGTGGTTAATAGGGATGAGATGCGTAATACCGAATCAAGGTGGCTTGCTTTGCGTTCAGGAAATAATGCAGATCTGGATTTTCCTTATGATGGTGAGAACAGATTACAATTAGATGTGCTTGATTCAAAAAGAGGGTCTGCTCGAATTTTTTTAACAATTGATAGGGGCCAGTATGATTGTGGTAGTTATGGTTGCAGTGTGTCCGTAAAGTTTGGCAATAACCCAGTTCAAGATGTAAGATTTCATGAGTATGACACTCAGGGAGGTGATGGGACTATTCTTGTGCTAGATGGTAGTTCATCAAAACCATTCCTTCAAAATATTAGAACATTTAAAACAATAATTGTCGAAGTTCCATTTTATAACAATGGCTTAAAACAGTTTAAATTTAATACCAAGAGTTTTAACGAAGCGGAAGAAAAGCTATAGATTGATTGCGTTGTTTACGGGGTATTAAAATATGAAAACTTTAAAAATAGTAGCTTTGGGAATTATTATTGCTGTAGTAAGCATATTTACAGTGAATTATTTCTCGCTTCAAAGACACATGGTAAGTGTTTTAAAAGGCGATCCAAGGAATGAGGGTGTAAAGGTTTGGGTTCATTACAAATGGTTTATCAATCCAGCTGAGTTAAAGTATGACCTCCGAGGTATATCTGGAGAAAATAGTGCACTAGATGTGAGTCGAGTGATGCTCCAGTTTTCTGAAAAAACAAAAGATAAGCAATTCAATAAAGTTTATCTTGGCTACAAGGGGGAGGATAAATTCTATTTCAAGGGCGATTATTTTCAAAAACTGGGTAAAGAGTATGAATTTCAAAATCCTATCTACACACTGCGAACAATGCCTGAGAACGTATACACACTAGATGGTGAACCACAATATGGATCTTGGACTGGTGGTTGGTTAGGGGTGACAGGCAAGCAAATAGAAGATGTGAATACCTTTGCTAAAGACTGGTACTTAGATGATGTTGTTAATGATATAAAGTAAGCAAAAGCACCCTAGGGTGCTTTTTTAATGCTCCTCACATATGGGGAGTGAAACCTCATTTTAGAGGTTTGAGAAGGGGTAGCGCTAATTTACTTTTTCTCAATAAACTCAATTTTAATATTTCCCAAATCGTTTTTCTTCATCCTTTCAATAAATTCCTCAACCACCTCTTTGGCAACGGTCTGGGTTGTGCGTTGCATTAGCTCTTCTGGAGACATATTTATCGGATGATCTTCAGGATATAAAGCAAGACTTTGTTCTAAGCGTGCAACAAGCTCGGCTGTAATAGAGCGCTCATTATTATTAGCAGACTTCTCAATTTGCTCTTTGAGTTTTGATGGTGGAACAATTGCGAGTATGTGGAGTCGTTTAAAAAACCACTTCAAATATAAGGGTACATATCGTGAATTACGCGCTATTCACTTTGAAGATGCAAAGCATTATCTAGAGGTAATGGATTTAAAAGTGAAGGCTGAAAAGCAGGAAGTTAAAGCCGATAAGATTGAAGTAGATAAGCATTATCGAGATAACGCTTATGGCTTGGCTTTGCATATGGTGTGGGTTTATAAGTGGTGGAGAGAATTTGGCCCAGCTATTCGCACTATCAGCCCGCGGATGGCTGGTGCAATAAATGATAACTTTATTGATGGTCACAGTTTTGCAACTTACTTCATTGATAAACCAACCCGATTAGGTATTGATGAGAAAGTTGAATGCTACTCGTGGCATCTAACTCACACGGAAAGAATGGCATTGGAGTATAGAAATAAATAAACAAGAACCTCCTTCGGGAGGTTTTTTTAATAGAGCTACACTTGTAAGAGAGAATTAATTAACCATCGTTCGCGGTGGTTTTTTTACACCCAAAGAAAAACCCCGACAGTTGGTAGCTATCGGGGTTTTTTGTATCCACTTAACCGAGAAAAGCTAGAGGAAAGAAAATTTATGCCTGAAAGTATAACAGTGATTATTAAATTTGTAGAGGCAATCATGGATAAATATGGTTTCTGGAAGGTAACACTCATCATTATATTGATGATACTTGCATGGAAATCCCCCGAGTTAGTTTCGGCAATTAAATCTTAAACCAACCCACTGTGAGGTCGGTTTTTTATTGTCTGTGCGCCCGAAGGCGCTTTTTTTATGCCTAAAGGAAAGTGATATGACCACACAAACCAGTCGCTTAGTCATTGAAATTGACTCACGTAATGCTGAACGAAACACACGGGCAGTCGCCAATGAGCTTGAAAATCTAACAACTAAAGGCATTAAAGTCGACACTCAAATGACTGAAATGTCGAGTTCAATTAAAAGCTTAGTTGGCTACATGGGTGGCCTGTTAACCATTAATAAAGCTATTGCTATGGCAGATGGTTATACGCAAATGGCTGCACGTATTCGAAATGCGACCGCAAGTGCTGAGGAATACACATTAGTGCAAGACCGATTGCTTGCCAATGCCAACACAACATATCGTCAACTTGGTGAAGCCCAAGAGGTTTACCTAAGTATGGCTGGTGGTATGAAGTCGCTAGGGAAAACCACAAAGGATACTTTGGATTTAACTGACTCCCTTAGTTTTTCATTTACACACAACGCTACACGTATAGATCAAGCACAGTCTGCTATGGATGCACTTAGTAAATCTATGGCTAAAGGCAAAGTTGATGGTGATGCATGGATCTCTATTGTTACTGGTGCTGACAATGTAATTGCAGATATGGCAAAAACAACAGGCAAAACTGAAGCTGAAATCCGTAAATTGGGTGCTGAAGGTAAAGTTTCACTTGAAGACTTGATCAAAACATTGATTGCAACACGTGAGCAGAATGAAAAGCTCGCGAATAACATGGAAAACAGCTTGGCCGATGGTTTTACAACTTTGTCTAACGCCGTGACTGTTTACCTTGGCAAAGCCAACGAGTCAACAAGTGCAACAGGTGTTATGGCAGGTGCGCTTGGGGAATTAGCAAAAAATCTAGAGTCTGTGGCAAATGTGGCAATGCTAGGAGGTGTTGCTTATTTAACAAAGCGAATTGCGGAGCAAACGGTTGCCATTCGTGGCTCTATCAATGAGTCATATAAAAAACGCGCATCAATAACCGCTGAAATTGAAAGCCAAGTTCGATTAGCTACAGTTGAGGTTAATCGCACAAGACAAACTGCTTCTTTGGCTGCTCAAGAGTTAAGAATGGCTCAATTGGCATTAGTGAATGCTAAAAATAAAGATGAGCAAGCGCGTGCCACACAGCATTTAGCTATGGCTGAGGTTGCTTATAATATTGCAATTAAAAATTCCACTGGTGCTGTAGTTGCAGAAACCGCTGCACAAAATGCTCTAAATAATAGTCGTAAAATTGGATCAACTTTACTTGGGTTGGTGGGCGGTTGGACAGGCGTATTAACCTTGGGTGTAACGGCTCTAGCCGCAGGTTATATGCTTCTAAGTGATAATTCAGAAAAATCAACAAAGTCATTGCGGGAAAATAACGAGGCCGTTGGTGATGCCATTGTTAAGTACCGAGAATTAAATGGGATTCAGCGCGATGCACAAATGGCAGCTGAGCGACAAAAACTAGATGAATTGACCGAGGCATACCGTAAAGCATCGGCTGAGCTTATGGTTTACGCGAGCAATATGGGGGATATGGGGGAATTTGTATCTCAATCCCAAATTGAATTATCAAAGCTCTTTGCTGAATACCAAAAAACTGGTGATCTAGATAGATTTAATACATCGGTTCAAAATTCAAGCAAAGTTTCGCAAGATGCAAAGGATAAAACAGCTAATTTTGCGAAAGCCGTATATGAGGCAGGGGGAGCTGCTAAAACCCAGAAAGAATTTATTTCCCAACTAAGTGGGGAGCTTAATAGCACTAGCACTGCTGGTAATAATGCGGCTGCTGGTGTTCGAAATTTAGCATCAGCGCTATCAGAGGTTAATACCAAGTTAAATTCGGATGTATTCTCAGCGAAACTTCAAAATGCATTCGAAAAGCAAGGTAAATCCAGTCAGTCTGCTGCTCGATGGACAGAGGTCTATAACGAGAATACCAAGAAGGGGTTTAAAGGCGTAACTATTGAGCAGAAGAAGATGCTTGATGAGTTGGATGCAGTGGATAAACAGAGAGAGGTTCGCCAGAAAGTAGCTCAAGCCACAGCAAGTGCCTCTGCAAAGGCATCGAAAGTAGCATTAACTCAGCAAAAAAAAGAGGCAAAAGAATTAGAGCGCGATACAAGACAGGCTTTAGAGGATGCGAAAAGTCTTATCTATGACTACACCAGTGAATTCACCCGAATTGAAACTGACTTAAAAAATGAAATTGAAAAAATCAATAACTCATCATTAAAGTCGGATTCAAAAACAAAGATGATTGGTGATGCGCGAACTATATCTGAGGCTAGAAAAAAGCTTTATGCAACAGAACTTGATTTCGAATTGAGTGAATACAGTATGTCTGAGTCTGAAAAACTAAAAGCTCAGACAAATATTAAGAAACTTCGTGTTGATTCCACCAAAGGGCTATTAGTAGAAGAACGCAAGTTAAAAAAAGATTCTGCTGACAAAGAGAGTGCTCACGAACTCGGCCTAATCCAACTAGCCAAAGAACAGCGCATTTTTCAGATGCAACAAGGATTAATAAGTGCTAATGCTCAGTCTGAACGGTACTGGGAGCTTGAGCGCATTCGTATAACTCGAAGTGCTCAAGATTTGGAAGAACGTAATCGGCAACTAGAAATTGCAAACGCCTTGCAAGCTGAAGAAAAGCGCACAAACCTAAATACCGCAGTCCAGCAATGGGGTGGTATTAATGCTGAAATGACGGGCACGACAGATCAATTCAATTTTGAAAAAGAACGGTTTGATCGACTTGATGCCTCCCAAGCTTTATTTGATGCTGAGCTTGCAATGGCTGGTGAAAACTACGCACTAAAAGAGCAGGCATATCAGGCGTATGTAGACAGGATGATCGCCATTGAAAATGCTTACCAAGTGTCTTCTGTTCAATTGCAGTTGGGGTATGGCGAGCAAATGGCATCCAGCATGTCTACGATGATGGGTGCGATCTTCGGTGAAAAATCAAAAGCCTATGCAGCTGCTTTTGCAGTCGAGAAAGCATTTGCAGTAGCTCAAGCCGCGTTAGCAATGGGGCAGAATATCGCTCAAGCTTCAAAGATGGGCTTTCCATACAATATCCCAATGATTGCTGGTGCCATGGCCCAAGGTGCGCAAATTGCATCTATTATTAGTTCTGTCGCACAACCAACTGGTTATGCCGACGGTGGTTTCACTGGTGCTGGCGGTAAGTTCGATCCCGCAGGTATCGTTCATAAAGGTGAAGTGGTTTGGTCACAGGAGGATATCAAGCGTTGGGGCGGTGTGAATGTGGTGGAAGCCATGCGAACATCTCAGCCACCCAAAGGTTATTCGGATGGCGGTTTAGTTACTCCACAAGACACCTACCGCGTTGGCATGGGAACTGTGGATGCTATTAATCGCGGTGCTGATGTTCAGGCTGAGAAGCAGGCTCAGGCGAATGTTAAGGCGCAGACGGCTAATCCACAACCTATCGAAAGTAATGTACGTGTTGGAATCTTTGATGATCGTGCAGATATGATGAATGAAATGTACGGCAAAAAAGGCGAAAAGGTTGTCATGTATCATTTAAAAAGAAATGGGATGTTAAAGGCTTAATTAACTACAAGTGAGAGGCAGATGCAAAATAATTTTATTCGAATACAAGCCAATATTATGGCCAATCGGAATACTGAAGAGAAGGGGTTTGATATTACCTTAAGTGTTAGAGGTGTATTAATTAGCGGGACCATTACCACTAAGGATGAGTTTTATGCTGCTCCACAAAACTCGCACTTAAAGCGTATGCTCGATTACTCAAATGAAATGTTTGGCGAAGTTCGTGATGAGGATATGTTCAGCGAAGAACCATCTCTGTATTTAAAAGATGCGACTTATTTGACAGGCAACCAAATGATTCCCTCATCCAATGGGATTTATATATCAGTTGATCTCGATTCAATCGATGCTTTTAACATAGGCAAGATTGAACAGAAGTAATAAATTTTAAAAAACCATATAAGCTCACTTTAGTGGGCTTTTTTATTTAGTGGGACACATATAAGAGAGAAAAGACATTGTTTATGTTTTTATTCCCATAACATATTTAAAAGTGGTCTATTTTCAATATTCCTGATTCTAAATTTGTTCAAAAATTAACATTGATCACGATTTTAAAAATCAGGAAAAACGCCAAAAGGCCTATTTTTAATAGCTTTAGACTAAGCCCTACAGAAATGTGGGGCTTTTTTTCGGGCTATCCAAAATTGGGAACAAAAATCTTTGCCTATTTTCACTTCACACACAATGCCAGTTAACAGCAATGAAGAGTTTGGAAATTGGGCCGGAGGATTTAAAAGTTCAGTTTTTAGAAAATGAAAAATAATCGGAAGTTCTTCCGCCTGATCTTTGATTGCAACATTTATTAAAGTTCAGAAAAGCAAAAACCCCAGTGTTAGCGCACTGAGGTCTTTTGATTCCAACCCACAAAGCAGACTTGAGGATCAAAACATAAATGAATTTTAACCTAGATCTAAAGGTTGATAAAGCAGTGAATAAAATTTCTGAAAGCAAAAAGCTAAGAATTTGGACATACATTATTGCTGGTTTTGTGATAGTTGGCTTATGCATTTGGCAGGCTGCGCCAATATTGATTGCAGTAGCCAAGTTAATTGAAGTACTGAAATAAACCGACCCAAACCGAGGTCGGTTTTTAATGTTTAAAATTCGAGGACAAAATGAAAATACAAACATCATACGGTGAGGTGCACGTATTAACAAATTGCCCTCTGCTTGATTCAACCGAACGTCTGGAGTTCAAAACCGAAGTTCATGAGTCATTTGATGGCAGTGAAGAGCGTTATATTTCCCGTGATGCACCGCGCCAGATATTGAGCTTTAACTACATCAATATGCGTAAAGCCATGGGTGACATGTTCCATATGCTGTATGCAAATTTGCGTAAACAGTGGGGCATTCCACTGCCACAGTTTCGGCAAATCATCCCAGATGTTGATAACGATGACTTTATTATCATGCCGACTAATGTGCACCCAGCCGACCTTCGAGTCGGTTTTGCTTTAATTGAAAGCGCTACAGGCTTTCAGGCTGTGGAACTTATTGGTATCGGTCGCTACATCGTTATTCAAGAAGAAATTCGAGATCCTGAAACCAATGAAATTATTCAGGAATTAGAAACTGAATATCAAGGTGGTTTTCGAATTAGCTCAAATGTGACGGTTTCGAATGCTTCAATTATGCCAATGCGGATTTGCATCATCGATGGCGATGCATCCGTCAATACGGGCGGGTTTTGGTCTAGTTCTAGCATTGTGTTCCGCGTTCTTGCCGAAGACTCACCCGAGCATAGTGGTGATATTCCTGAACAGTACCAGGGCGAAGATATTTATTTCAAACCCTTGCTGTTGGATGGAAATTCATTAGAAATGACGCTGACCCAGCATCAAAATATTGTAGATGCCGATGTGGGTGGCTTTCAGCAGTTTACACATTGGAAAAAACCACGCTACCTAAAACCCTTTAAATCGATTTTAAAAGGCTGGGATCAATACACAGAATATCGTCAGTTTTTATTTCGTCGCATGGGGCGCTATCAAGAATTTTGGATGCCTTTATATGAAAAGCATTTGAATATTCTCAACACGGGGAATATCACTACCTCACTGAGTACCAATACCAAATACGTCGTAGAAGCAGATCGCAAGCATATTGCGGTGAAGCGTAAAAATGGTACATGGACTGCGCATGAAATTACGGGCAAGACCGGTGGTTCACTCACTGTTTCACCTGCGATTAATGCACATCGCAATGACATTCAAACCATATGTTATTTGGGCCTACATCGTTTTGATGCGGATCAAATCGAATTCCAATTTCTAGGGGCACAGATTACACAAGTGACCATCCCCATTGTTGAGCTGACATCATGAGAAATAGAGCAGAGCTATACCAGTTTAAGCATGGTGCACGTGCATGGTTTTTTACAGACCAACGTAAAGTAGTCAGCCATGCAGGCATTGAATATCTTCCAGTTCGTGGCTTAAAACGTACAGCCATTGAAGATGAAAGTATTGATAAATGTGATACCGAAGTGACTTTTCCGCAGATGAATTTACTTAATGCAGAAGGTGCAGATTTGGCTTTGGTATTTGCAGGAAAAATCTTCTATGGCGGTGTGACTGTTACGATTCTTGAGCTATATCGTGATGAAACATTGGTACTGCACAAAGGTCGTGTCACACAGCCAAAATTTGATGAAGATGCGGATACATTGACCTTGGTATGTGAAACAGGTGAGTCGTATTTAAATCGCAATATCCTGACCCGTAAGTTTCAATATTCATGCCCGAACAACATTTATGACCGTTGGTGTGGACTTAAATTTGATGACTGGGCCTTTGATGTCACTATCACCGCAATTGAGGGTTTGGATATCACATTCACTGTAAATCCCACTCAGGTTTTGGATGCTGAAGGTCATCCAGTGTTTGAGCAAATTCCAGTGTTAGACGAAGATGGACACCCAGTTCTGGATGAGCAGGGGCATCCCATTTTTGAAAATGGTGATCCGATCATGGAAACCAAAGTCTATCCAGACCACTGGCTGAATTTGGGCTTATTACTGAAAGAAGGAGTACATACTTTAATCACGACCAGCACCGCAAGTAATTTCACGCTGTACCGATGGCATGCGGGGTTAAAAGTGGGTGACAGTGTGACGGTTGCACCCGGTTGTGATCAGTCATTAACGATGTGCGATGAAAAGTACAGCAATCACATTCGTTATGCCGGGCATCAATTCATTCCGAATAGCAATCCAATTTACACCCAACTAATTAAGTAAGGAGTGCTCAATGGTTATTGCACCATGGGTTATTTACGCCATGCTTGCGCTAATGGTTGTAACAATGGCATACAGCTATTACGCCATGCGCAAAATGCAGAAAAAGAACCAACAAAAATCCAATCAACTTGATGGCACCATCGCAGATGAAGGTGTTTCATTTTCAGATGTGGCAGGAAGCCCACATATGTATGGAAATATCACGCATATCTGGGGCCACGCGACATCGGATATTAAGCAGAAAGGTGGCAAGTGAAAATTTATATGTCTGATATACGAAAAGCCAAAATGTGTGCTCGCGGATCGCGGGCATTTTTTTTGGCTCAAGGTTGGGATTATCAAGACTTCTTAGTAAATGGCATTGATTTAGACATTGTTGAACAAGCCAATGATGCGATGGCACAACAAGTTGTGGAGTATGTAAAAAATGGGCGGAAGCAGTAGTCAAACAATTGGTCAAAGATACTTCGCAAAACTTGCTGTTTTTATTGGTAATCCAATTGAAAAGTTGATTGGGATTAACTTCGATAATCGGGGCTGGGTTTATAAACCAAACAATGAAGAGTCATCTTTTTGTATAGAAAAGCAAAACTTATATGGTGATAAAGAAGGCGGTGTTGCTGGGTTTGTTGATATTCAAACCGGTACAGCCGATCAGTTGCCGAATGTTTTTTACAAAGCTGATTTTCCAAAAGTTTCAGGCTATCCATTTCAATCTTATTTGTTGTTTCGCGGGCTTGGACAAAGAGTATCGGGCGGAACAATTGGAGGGATTGCTGGAATAATCATGGGTGGACAGCATTACAGCGCTTCATTTTATTTGGGCAATTCTGGTTACATGAAAGAGATGTTGCTTTGGCCACAGCGTGTTCATGTACGAAATGATGGAAGCCCGCAATGGTATGACGAAAAGGCTGAGATTGTTGCAATACCAAGTGTTTCCTTTATTGATGATTTAAAGTTTAGTGCGAGTCATGCAACAGTAGATGGTGCTGCTGGAATAATAATTGATAGCGGGTTTTCAAAAGACGATGTTTTAGTCGTCGAAAAAACAAAGGGTTTAACATATAAAGCTTGGTCTAATTGGTCAGCGGATATTTCTTCTGAAAATAGTTGGACAAACGAAATATCTGTGACTTCTAATGCTGGTGTATCTAAGTTTTGGGAAGGTTATTTTGAGACAGATGATGAAGCAGAAGAGTATGCATCAAACCACTATTTCACTTTGACGGGTAGTACTTCATATAAATTTTGGATTGACGACATTCCTCCAGATGATAATCGCGGCGGTGTTTCTTTGCGTGTTTATAAAGGCGGAGTAAGTGATTTAAATCCGATTCATAAAATTCGTGAAATTCTGACAGATGACACAGCAATGCATAAGCCTGAGTCTGACGTGAATGATGAAAATTTTAAGAAAGCGGCAGATGTACTGTATGAAGAAAAAATAGGAATTTCTTGGGCAGTGACAGAAAAATCTTGTCTTGAGGCCATTAATGAGCTGTGTGGGCACATTGAAGCGGGAATTCGTGTCAATCGTCAAAGCGGTTTATATGAAATGGTTCTGTTTCGTGATGATTGGTTCAAAGATGATGAAATACATACATTGCCTCTAAATAAAATTAAGAGTATGCAACTCGATCCTCAAAACACAGATGAAACAATTAATCAGCTGAATGTGAGTCATTACAACCGCGAAGCCATCAAAAATTCATCATTTTCGATTGCTGAAAATGCATCGATTAAAAATTTACAGGGCCGAGTAAACGCTGAGACAGCTGATTTCCCCTATTTTATGAATCAGCGTAATGCAGCGGTCGTGGCCCAGTGGAAGCTGAAGCAGATGTCTACACCAGTTTGGCAGGGCACGTTCACAACAGGTTTTTATGAAGCGAGAAAATGGAATCGTTATGACCTACTAAAACTGGCTTGGCCAAGAAAATGGTCGGGTACCATCTTAGTTCGAATCATGAAAATTAATTTAGGCGCAGGTACTGACGTTTCAATTGATTTTGTAGAAGTGGTTCCGTATTCATCTGATCTATCGTCAAATATTGTGATTGATACACCTGTTGATACATCACCAAAACCACCACAGCCGGCTTTGTTTAAGGCTTTTGAATTGTCATATTTTGAAGCAGTACAACTCAATGGACAAAAGTCTGTAGATGATGCTTTGGCATATAACCCCGATGCAGGTTATGCGACAGTGATTGCTAAACGACCTCAAAACAATTCACTGAATGCATTGATGTATACAGATATCGGTAATGGTTTTGAACGTGCTGGGACAATTGCATACTGTGAAACGGCTGAGCTTGATCAGATTATTTCGCAGACCAATACAGCATTTATTGTTAAAAATGTGGGCAATATTGCTTCGGTGGGCATTGGGACTCAAATCACAATTGAAAATGAAATTATGGTTTATCAGTCATACGATACCAATACAGCATTGCTGACAGTCAAACGTGGCGCACTAGATAGCATTCCACAGATGCACAGTGCTGGCAGTGTACTGTATTTTGCTGATGACTTTATTACTGTTGATTCAACTGAGTATGTGACCAGTGAGGTCATTGAGGTCAAAGCTTTAACGACAACGCCAAGTGGGATTTTAGATATTGAAAATGTAGATGCACAGCAAGTTGAAATACACGCTCGTGCTATTCGTCCGTACCCACCAGCGAATATAAAAATTAATGAAGAATACTGGCCAATAGAACTTGAAACAGATCTGGTTTTAACCTGGGTAGATCGCAACCGTGTGCAGCAGACGGGCGGCAGTATTTTGGGTTGGTTTGATAGTGGGGTGATGATTGAGCAAGATACTCAAACGCATTTAATTCTGACGCAGTTTGATGAAAATGATGTTGAGCTTGCAACAACAAATGCCAACGTGACAGGTACTACAAATTACACAATGCCGATTTCATTAATGCAAGCCGATACGCGAACAGTTGAGATTGTGCTTAAAACTGTGCGAGATGGCTATGAGTGTTTAAACCCATTTATTCATATAGTCGAATTATCACAATTCTTTAGTGCGCCTTTTGACTTAACAGTTGAGTTTAAAAATGACTAATCGTTTAGAGCTAAATTGGAAAGTAGATGGTTTTGTTGATGAGCAGCGTTATTACTGCTCAGAAACATCCATTGATCCGTTAAGCCCACCATTGCCCAAAGCTACTCTTGCTAGTGATGTAAGGTCTTATATAGATGCAGATGTTGTAATTGATAAAATGTATTATGTTGCGGTCGGCTCTGTAAAAAATGGTATTGAAAAATTAAGTGGTGTTTTTCAGGTTTACACAGATGATAGGGTTGTAAGCATTTTGCATTTTGAAGGCCCAAATAACTCAACAGTAATAACTGATGAAAAAGGGAAAGTTTGGACACCTGTGAATGCTGTACTCAAGACTGATTATGCCGCGGTCGGCTTGTCGTCATTATATCTCGCGGGGAATGGCTATATTTACACGCCATACAATAATGAGTTTGAGCTTGAGAGCGTTGATTTTTCTTTGGAATGTTATATCAGTCCGACCAACAACACACAGGGAGTTATCATCACAAACAGGGACAAAGGTACAGTAGGCTGGATGTTGCGGAGAGAGTCTAATGGGGCTGTCGGATTTTACTATATTGGTACGGGTGCACCTTCTGTTGTGAGTCCATCCGGCACAACTCCTGCAAACACTTTCACAAAAATCGAAGTGAAGAGGATCGGCACTACACTGCAATTATTAATTAATGATAGCTTAGTGGCAACATCAACTACGAATCAATATATTAAAGTGTCAACAAAAAGGATTTCTGTCGGCGCTGCGATAGATGCGGATGGTATTTATTCATATTTTTCTGGCTATATTGATGAGCTGAAAATAGAAAAAAGTATGTTTTGATATACAAATAATACTATTGATTAATCATACACCTTCGGGTGCTTTTTTATTGCCAAAAATTTAGGGGGAGTTAATGGAGCCAGTCTCTACAAGTGGCTTTGCCGCGTTTTTAAAATTTTATGGTGCGGCAATCATGGTCACTTTAGCAATAGCACTTGTTGCAACAGTTGTCATTATGATGCGTCTACCACGATCACCGCAAGAATGGGCCGTGGGCCTAATTTGCACAGTTGTATCTAGTCTTACTGGCGGTGCTTTTATTATCGTGAAATGGGGGCTACATGAGTGGGTCACTGATATTTGGGGAGTAATCGCTTTGGGTGGCTTCTTCTTCGTATGTGGATTACCAGGTTGGGCCATCGTTCGATGGACGTTCAACTTCATCAATAAACAGGAGGGGAAAACCATTATTGAGGTAGTCAAGGAGTTGAAAGATGTGAAAGATCACCTAAGAAAATGAGTGCTTTATACTGTGACTTAAGTCTCATTTAAGTGTTGAATGGTTTAATCGTTTGCAATGCAATCCGCGCAATTGGTTAATTATTGAGGCTTTTGAAATGGCTATGATTTTATGGGATGAAGAAAATCCCTTTCCTGAAAAAATTGAATTATTTAAAAAATTCTTAAAGGGGTATCTAACATCTTTGAATAGCTTAGAGCTTTTAGAGGGTAAGCCATTTCATTATGATCTCGAAAGTGATGAATTTTTAAATTCAGATATCCAAGAATATTATTATTTGTGGTCTATTGCTTAACAGATATTTAGCATACTCAATTTATACCGCCATTCAGGCGGTTTTTTTATATCCAAAGGAAAGTGAAATGAAGTTAATTGAAAATTGGCAACAGGCTTGGAAACTCAAGTCAGTACAGGTGGGCGCAATCAGCGCCTTTTTTTATGCCTTAATTTTGCTTTCAGAGCAGTTTTTAAGTGTCTGGAATATCATCCCGCAAGACCTAAAAAACAAGATTCCTGAAAACATTGCTGAATGGGTAGGCATGCTTGTTGGTGTGGCCATGGTGCTTGCACGACTTAAAAAGCAACCCGAATTGCATACTGAAATTCAGCCATTTGTAACCATAACAGCGGGGCATTCAAATACAGATCCCGGTGCAGTAAATGGTAAATACAAAGAGGCTGAACTGGTTCGGCAGTTTCGAAATGCTGTTGCTCACTACCTATCTGTGGCTGGGCTGACAATCAAAACAGATGGAGCGGGCACAATCAACTTACCTTTAAACAATGCGATTGCCTTAGCGAAAGGTGCATCTATTGCTGTTGAGTTCCATATGAATGCATCAACCTCAAAGCAGGCAAATGGCATTGAAACAATTGCATTGCCAAAAGATAAATTGCTTGCACAAAAGTTATCGAAAGCTGTAGCTGATGTATTTGGCAGTCGATTGCGCGGGGATGGAGGTTGGATTGATCAAAGTCAGTCTGCACGTGGAAAGCTCGGTTTTATCAATGCTGGCGGTTTAATCGTTGAGCTTGGTTTTATCTCAAATGAAACCGAACTTGCTACTTTTTATTCTAAATATTGGTCAGCAGCTAAAGCCGTGGCCAATATTTTGATTGAGCATGAAAAAGGGGTTTGA